CCGGTCCTCTTTCTGCATTACATTTACGACAAACCGGATCAACGTCTAGTGGCTTCATGTAATCCCTATGATCATAACTGTGCGCTGGTTTTCCACAATCTACGCAATCTATACTTCCATCTAATATAGGTAAGTCGCCGTTATTTCTGGCTTGAGTGACCAATGCATGAGCGCGAGTACTATTTAAGCTTCTCACTTTATCTGCTCTCCTGTTCCGTCGCATGACTTGCACACTTCAATAACGCCAGTCACATCTTTACCGTAATAAATAACGAGCTCACATTGCCCGTTGCAAGCTACGCATTTAACCGATTTTCTCAAATGGTCATTTAATAGCTGCACCTTTCTAATGCCGTAATCATTCAATACATCGTTGCGAAAATCATAAATCCACCTCATTTTTAATTTAGTTTTACTTGCTATAAATTCAGGCGTTAAGCCTGTTCGTTTAAGTAATGACCTAGTCTGTTTTTCTATTTTCATTCTTGCAGTGTATAGTAGTTGTTAATTATTGCAAGCAATTAATTGCAAATAAATAGTTTACATACTGATTAATAGAGCGCATACTTTACTAAGAATTAAAACAGGAATTACAAAATGAGTAAACCACGGTTACATAAAAACACTGGATACATGCATATCTGGCACGAAAGTAAGGCGGTGTATTATCATCGTTATGTATGGCTAAAAGCTTACGGCGAATGGCCTGATGGAGAGATAGATCACATTGATCACGATAAGTTAAACAACTCTATTGGTAATCTTAGGGTTGTAAGCCACAGAGAGAATAACCTTAATAGGTCAATGGATTCCAGAAACACCAGTGGATTTAATGGGGTAAGCTGGCATGATGCTAGAGGCAAATGGAAGTCTTCTATAACGGTTCTAGGTAAAAATAAACACCTGTACTATGGAGATTGCTTACTTGACGCAGTAGCGACCCGAATGTCAGCTAACAGAAAATATGGTTTTCACAATAATCACGGAGTAGCAAAATGAATGAATACACTATAAGACCACTTGGCGCACCACCACTTCCAAGGATAGATATTGTCTTTGGTGAAAACATCCACGCTGAAGCGATCTATGATTTTAACCATGAAGATTTGATTGAGTTGATTGCTTTAATGGCTCCAGTTGGACATAACGGAAGTAGCGTTAATATAATAGATGATTTAAGTGAATCAAGCATTGGTAAGGCGCGATTTGCTTTGCGTGATGCAATAGACGAGGCTGAATAATGAGCGACTACGACGAATGGAAACTAGCATATAACCCTGCTTGGGACGACGAAGACGACGAAGACGAGCTGACTTACGAAGAACGCAAAGAACAATATGAAGTTAATCAATGGGAGAGTAATAATGACTGATTCAATTACAAGAGAAGATTTAGCAGAGGTAATAAGATGTATGGAATGCCCTGAAGTGGTGACTAAATGCGAGGTTGAGCTGATAGGCGAAGCAATATTAGAGCAAGCCTTCCCGCCTAAGTTTGTGCCTAGAGTTGGTCAGGTTGTGGCTGTGTGGCGTGATTATGGCCAAGTTAAGTTTGATAAATTTAAATTAATGGATAGTACAAAAGCGCCTTATGTGTGCGAAATTAGTGATTGGCATAATTGCCGAGCATTGACAGCAGAAGAAAAGGGTGAGCTATGAGTGAATTTGACAAAAGAGTAAAGCGGTTAGTTGATAAGCATAACTATCCTTTGGATTTAGCTTACGCAGTAGTATGGCGAGAAGTCACGGAGGCACAAAAGGAAAGAAATTAAACTTAGAGCTTGTAATAATCACTTAAAAGTTTAGTTAGAGATATCTTTCTTAATCTAATTTCCTTTTTGTTCATTTTTACCCTCCCCCCCCCTAACTTTATAACATTATCTAATTTTTTTTTTAAACCGCTTGACATGTGTAGGATATAAGATAATATCTACCTTTGTCAAGGCCCAAAAGGTGCCTTTAACCACGAAGGAGAGAAGTTATGAGTGTAGATTTAACCCAAATGATGGAGGCCGACTTTGAAAACAAGCAGGCAACCAGTGTTGAGAAGATAGACCAACAAGGACTTACCACGGTAGCCGAGTTGGCCCGCCAAATAAGAGACAAAGAAGTAACGATTGAAGCCCTTGAGGAAACTATCAAGGAATACAAGAAAGACCTTCAGAAGCTTACTGACGAAGAAATGCCTGCAATGCTTGCTGAAATCGGTATATCTTCTTTTGCCCTCGACGACGGTTCTACCGTTGAGGTCAAACAAACGTATGGAGCCTCCATACTTGTTCAAAACCGTCCAACCGCTTTTGAGTGGCTACGTGACCATCAGTACGGTGACATTATTAAAAATACTGTCTCGTGCCAATTTGGCCGTGGTGAGGACGATCAAGCAAGCGCCTTTTCTACGTTCGCGGAAACACATGGGTTTCTACCACAACAGAAAACCGAGATACACCCGCAAACGTTACGTGCTTTCGTAAAAGAAAGATGTGAGGCAGGAGAGGAATTCCCCATGGAGTTATTTGGGGCTTGGGTAGGTCAACGTGCAGTTATTAAGAGAGGAAAGTAAAATGACACAAGCAAAACAAGTAGCAAAACAAGAATCAACCGCAATGGCGGAATTTGATCCATCCATGTTTGAAGCCGATGCAGGTCGGGGCATGGAAAACATGGGACAAGAAGACTTAGCGCTTCCTTTCCTAAAAGTTCTTTCAGGCAATGACCCTATATTAGACGAAAATGAAGTGGCTCGTAAGGGGGATATTTACAATACTGTAACCGGGGCAGTTTACAAAGGTAAGGAAGGCATACGAGTTATCCCTTGTGCTTATCAGCGTAGATTCATCCAATGGGCACCTCGCGGCATGGGGAGCGGTGCCCCCACTGCAATTTATGAACCCGGTGAGGTGCGTCCAGAAACAGCTCGGTCTAGCGATGACAACAAAGACTATGTTGCTGACGGTAGCGGGGAGTATATTGAGGAAACACATCAGCACTTCGTCGTCCTCGTTGGGGAAGACGGAGCGTTTGAGACAGCTTTGATTGCAATGAAATCTACGCAGCTTAAAAAGTCGCGGAAGTGGAATAGCATCATGGCGTCACGTTCGATGCACGGATCAAAAGGGCCGTTTACCCCTCCACGCTTTTCGCACATTTACCACCTAAAAACAATCTCTGAGGAAAACTCAAAAGGTTCGTGGCACGGTTGGGAAATGTCGGTAGATAGTGCCATTGCGGATGCTGGCCTGTACGGTAGAGCAAAAGCTTTTGCCAACAGTATAACGAGTGGTGCCGTTGTTGTTAAACATACGAATGACGATGACTTAAATAACGACGACGTGCCTTTTTAGTCAAGTGGTCTAGTGTCTAGGCGGGGCGTTGTGCCGCGCCTATTTTTCCGTATGGGGGCAGTCTATGTCATTAGAAAAATTCAGGTCTATCTTTGAAGGTCTGAAAGTAGCCCACGGCTATTTTAAACTAGAAAAAACGGGGGCTAACGGGAAAACCCAAGGGAAAGCCGGAGTTCTTCGCGAGCCTCAGACACCGAAGCTTTGGGAAGACCACTTAACCGGCACAGGCAACGGTCTCGGCATCGTGCCTATAAACGAAGAGAACAATTGTAAGTGGGGTTGCATCGATATCGACCAGTACCCCTTAGACCATAAATTGCTGGTGGGTAAAATCCGCCGCATGAAATTACCCCTTGTTGTATGTCGGTCTAAATCGGGAGGGGCGCACTGCTTCCTTTTCACCACTTCGTGGACTGAAGCCCGAGATATGCAGAAAGCACTACGGTCGATGGCCGCTGCACTAGGCTACGGCGAGAGCGAGATTTTCCCAAAACAAATAAAACTTAATTTAGACAGGGGCGACGTCGGTAATTTTCTGAATTTGCCGTACTACGACCATGAAAACGGGCTGCGATACGCCTTTTTGGACGATGGCACTTCGGCCACTCTCGACGAGTTTATGGTGCTGCACCAGAAATACGCTAAAACCCCAGAAGAAGTCGTTAAGCTGCAGGTGGTGGGGGACGAGGAAACAAACCTGCTTCAGGACGGCCCACCTTGCCTGCAAATACTCTGTAAACAGGGTATCAGCGAAGGGGGCCGGAACAACGGCCTGTTCAATATCGGGGTTTACCTGCGGAAAGCCTTCCCCGATAGCTGGGAGTCAGAGATACTTCGTTATAACATGGAGTATATCTCCCCTCCACTACCTCTAGGTGAGGTCAACGTGGTGGCCAAGCAGGTAGAGCGCAAAGACTACGTCTACAAATGCAATGATGCCCCCATTAATGCACACTGCAACAAAGACCTTTGCCGAACACGTAAGTTTGGCGTTGGCTCGGCTATCGCAGGGGCAACCATCGCTAACCTCCGTAAATATAACTCTACGCCGCCCGTATGGTTTATGGACGTGAACGGCGAACCGCTGGAAATGGACACAGATGCTTTAATGAACCAAATGACCTTCCAGAAAGCGTGTATGGAGCAGCTAAACTTCATGCCGAAGTCCGTGGCCAAACAACAGTGGGAAGGTCGTATCAGCGCCCTTCTTACTGAAATGAAGGGGAACGAAAGCGCCATCATCGAGGTCGCCGTTGATGCCAGCACGAGCGGTCAGTTTTATGACTACCTTGAGGAATTTTGCAGGCACCTACAGGTTGCCCAAGACAAAGAAGAGATACTGTTGCGCCGACCTTGGACGGACGAAGAGCAAGGGGTCACCTACTTCAGGCTGAAAGACTTTGAAAATTTCCTGAAAAAGAATAAGTTTTTTGAATATAAATCACACCGGATTGCTCAACGCCTACGTGATATAAACGGCTCCAGCGTAGTGCTTAAGATTAAAGGCCGCGCCGTTAGAGTTTGGCAAATACCGTCATTTAACTCTTCCGACATTGAAATTGATACACCCAAGTTCGGAAATCAGCAGGGAGCACCTTTCTAATGGTCGAGTTAACTTTTGAAGAATATAGCAAACGCCGTAATGCGGAGATCATTCAGATGATTGACAATGATCTTATGACGATGACGGCAGTCGCTAAATACTTTGGCATCTCTAAGCAGAGAGTCCAACAGATTTATAGCAGGGAGAAAAGGAAGGATGCACAAATTTAAAGACAAACCATGGTTTGGCCTGATTCCAGACGATTTGAGTAATAAGCATCTTGCTGAATTGTTGGAATGTATTGCAATGGAAGCTGACATGGAGACGGAAGACCGTAAAATTTCGGCAGTAGGTTTGGCCGACATACTTATGACAGCAGCCGAAAGGATTTCAGATGTTTAGGATATTTGGACCACCGGGAACAGGTAAAACCACCACGTTGTTGAACATGGTAGATGAAGCCTTAGAAGCGGGTACACATCCGCACCGCATTGCTTTCCTAGCCTTTACACGGAAAGCGGCCAACGAAGCAGAAGAACGTGCCGCAGCTCGATTTAATCTGGACCCTAAAAAAGACCTGATCTACTTCCGAACACTGCACTCACTAGCCCTAACAATGACAGACATTAGACCCGAGCAAGTGATGCAAGAGTCTCACTTCAAAGAGTTAAGTCGGTCAATAGGTGTCACGCTCGGCGGGACAAAAGCAGGTAGTTTTGATGATGACATCCCCTCTATGGTTGCCAGTAACGATCCTATACTCGGGCTGATTAACCTAGCCCGTTTAAGAAAGGTCCCGTTAAGAGAGCAGTACAACCAAAGCAATATTGAGCCCGATTGGAACACTGTCAACTATGTTGATAAATGTCTCCGAGAGTACAAAGAAAGCATGGGGTTTTATGACTTCACGGACATGTTGGCGGAGTTTGTTAAAGGGGCCGATAACTTTTGCCCTGACTTTGATCTATGCTTCTTAGATGAGGCACAAGATTTAAGTCCACTGCAATGGGAACTAGCTCACGCTATCGACCGGCATTCTAAAAAAATGTATTGTGCAGGCGACGATGACCAAGCTATTTATCGGTGGGCAGGCGCAGACGTGGACCACTTTATTAACTTACCCGGTGGGTCTGAAACCTTGTCTCAGTCCTATCGTGTTCCTCAACGGGTCCACAACCTCGCCGAGAATGTTGTGCGCCGTATCGCCCGTCGATTCCCCAAGAGCTATGAGCCAAAAAAGGACTTAGGCAACGTCACACGGATCAACACCATCTCTGCACTAGACATGGCCGAAGGATCATGGCTCATCTTAGCTCAAGCCGGGTATCACCTACAGCCGGTGGCTGGTGAGCTAAAGTCAAGTGGTTACCTGTTCAACTACCGTGGCCATAGGAGCATTAGTGAGAAGCTATCTGAAGCGGTTAATGGGTGGGAGCAGTTGCGCAAAGGCAAAGCAATCTCGGGGGAAGTAGCACGTAAGATATACAGTTTTATGTCTACCGGCACCCGAGTGTTAAGGGGCTATAAGAAGCTAACCGGCATCAATGATCATGACCTTGTTACCATGGGAACCCTGATAGATAGCTACGGGTTGAAAGCGGAAAAGACCATGATATGGTCAGAAGCAATGGACAAACTGCCCGAAGTGGACCGAGCGTACATCACGGCACTATTGCGACGGGGCGAGAAATTTAATGGCATACCCCGTATTACAGCCTCCACGATCCACGGGTCAAAAGGCGGTGAGGCGGATAACGTTGTGCTGTTCACTGACCTTAGTCCAGCCGCCGATAACGAAATGAGGGTTAACCCGGATGATATGCACAGAGTGTTTTACGTTGGTTTAACACGAACGAAACAAAACCTATTTATCGTTGACGCTGAAGACGCCACAAGGAGTTATGACTTATGAAGCAGAAAGACACCCCGCAAATGCGGTTTGAATTTATAAAGGCTGAGATAGACAGGGCCTTTGTACATGCAGACGACGACTGGAAAGCTGGTTACTATCGTAACGCTGCTAAGTATCTCTCAGAACACCACTTTGTTGAAGGCGGTAAGATTTGTGCCTTTTGCAGAGCCCAAGGGATGGCTGATCCCT